AACCTCAACGAAGTACCATGTGTTCAGCGCTAGAGTGGCCACTGGCGAGAGCGTGATCACCGTGCTGGTATTGCCGCGATAGAACCCGATGCTGCCGTCCGGGTTGACGCAAATGTCTACTTGGGCATTCGCCCCGTCGAGGAACCGAATGATCGGGGCCAGGCTGCCAGGCCAGCCGGTAATGCAAATGGCACAGCCCACATTAAGTGCACCATAATTCGACGGGAAGTTCTTGGTTAGCCCCGTTTGGTAGTTGAAAGCTGCTCCCTGCCCCTGATTGAAGCGCGAGCTGGCAAGGTTAAAAGTTGGCGTGCCTTTGATCGTCGTCCATTTAGCGAGCGCGCCGCTCGTGTGGTCGAACCCGTCCATAAAAATCGGTATCGCTTTTGCCATTTATCGAATCCTCTCTTACTACCTCGTCGCCGTCTGAATTGCGTTGTCGATCGCCGCGCGGGCCTCGGTCTCGCTCGATGCGGCCCTATCGCAGCCCCTTCACAGCACCGCCGAGGTCAGCCGCCGTCGCATCGGCCGTCGTCGGCGCGATCACCTTGAGAAAATCAAACACGCTGGCCGACGTGTGTGTGAAGGTGACCGGCATCGCGCAAGTGAACGCTGCTGACTTGCCGCCTGCGGAGATTAGTGCTGTGCCAAAGTTTGTGCAATTGATCGTGCCAGCATTGAACGTACATCTTTGCAGTGTGAAGGTCGCATCACTCGTTGCTGCGACTTCGGCGAACAGCACCGAGCCAGCACACCCTCCGGGAACCGTGAACGTCGCGTCAGTAGCAGGGTGGCGCAGAATCACGGCTGCATTGCCCGGCTTCCCGTTGTACGTGATACCAGCCAAATATGGCTGTGCTTGGAGTATCGTTTCACAACTTCCGACGCCGCTCGTGACCGCTCCTGTTAGAGATGGCATCTGCGAGCAGGTGACATTGCCGGTTAATTCGCCGACGTCAATATTGCCGGTGAGCGTTCCGGTTACCGTCAGGTCGCCATCGATCGTCTGCAGCCCGTGACCCGCCGGGTTGCCGACGATCAGAATTGCCAACGGTGGCGCCGGGGTCGGGCCAAGGTGAGGGAGCGCCGTATCAAGGGCGAAGCTGGCGCCCAGAATGTCGTAATCATCCTCGCGCAACTTGTGCCTGACCAGCGGTTTGCTCTTGTCGCCGCTCCACACGCTGATGTGGTAGTAGGCTGACGCGCTCGGATTGCCGCAGAAGATCGCGTTTTGCGCAGGCACTGTCGCGGTGATGACGTTGGTGGCGGGGTCGGGCCATAGGTTCACGCCGAGCCCATCATCCTCGACGTAGACGCCCGCCCCCACGCTCACGTCAGTGGTGCGCAGGATGTGCGTGCTGCAGTTTTTAATCTCCAGGCGCACGAATCCCTGCTGGCTTTTCAGCGTGGCGGTGAACGTGGTCGCCGAAAGCGCCAGCGAGCAGGTAAGCAACAGGAGCACTAAGCCAATGCGCTTCATGCTCCCGTTTTGCCGTCATACCGCTAAATCAGTCAATTACGGCGGGCTGTATTTGTTGTTGTGAGCCACGTCGCCATTGCTCAGAACGAAGTGTTGATCGGCGAAGCCAGCCTTCCGGACGTGGAGGTTGTAGACTTTTCCCTTAAACGCGACGCGCGGAGCCGTCGCATACTTTGCGCTCGCTCGAATCCAACCATCACCGTGCCGCATGGCGTGGTCGAAAGTGACCAGGTCTCCGCGTCCGGTGAAATCGATCATGGGGCCATCGTGGTCGTGCACGAGCAGATCGGCCTCATAGATGCCAGTTTCGTTTTCGATGACCACCACGCTCGGACACGCATCGAACCGCAGGTATCCGCCGGGAACCTTGAATTCAACGTTTCCACTGAAGCATCCGCCGCCGCCGTAATCCGGGTCGCTGTCCGGGTCTGGGTTTGGGTCGGGTTGGATATTCGAAGTCAGCGCCACGGACGCGAACAGGCTGTAATTGCCGTCAGTGTCGACGGCTTTGATCAGGTAAGAGCCCGCGCCATTTGTGAAGTCGTACGAGGTGGCCGTTTTGGCGGGCGTAGCGATGGCGCTCGAGCGGTCCCACGTCGCGCCGGCCAGCGCCCAGGTGTAACGGATCTCGTAGTGGTCGAGGTCCGTGTCGGTGTTCGCGTCCCACGCCAGCGTGCCATTCGGCGCCGTGAACGCCGTCACGCGGAAGCTCTTCACGTTCTTCGGACAGGCCTCGATGCCCTGCGCGGTGATCGTGACGGTCGGCGCGGTCGCGTATGGCGCGGACTTCATCGACGCCGAGAATCCGACCACGCGGATCACATAAGTCGAACCGACCATCGAGCGGAATTGGTACGAATTGGCAGTGTCGGCGCGGCCAAGGAACTGCTCAGGGTTGCCGTCGATCGCGGCGTAAATCGACGCGCCGGTGGTGAGCTTGCCCGGCTTCCAACTCACCACGATCGTCGAGGCGCTTGTCGGATTATTAAAGTCCTCGCGCGCCGCGAGATCCGTGACGGCGATCATGTTGGCATTGGTGATCGCCTCAGGCAGGACCGGTTCCAGATCGGCGTAGACCTCAGGCTTGTAGTCGAGCAGTGTCAGCGTGACCTTGCCCGCCACCGAGCGCGCAATGCCGATCACACGCATCTGCGCGGTGATCGATTCGGCCTCGCCGAGCGCGAAGGCACAGTCCGCGGCGTCGCCCGACAGCGCCGACTCGATGGTGATTTCCTTGGTCGTCACCGCCGCCGTGTCGACTGCGGTCGTCACGTTGCGAGTGTCGATGACGTTCGTGTCCCAGATCGTGTACGGGCCGGGCGCCAGGCGCGAGGCATCGTCGACCGTGATCAGACCCGCCGTTGCCCCGACAATTGCCACGTCGACGGATCCCTGCACGAGGCGCGCGCCCACGATGCCATCCGTCAGGCCGACCGTTAGGGCGCTGCCCCTGATGCTGCTGATTGTTCCAGCGCCGCGCTGCACCGTCGGTACGAGCACCACAACCTGGTACGACTTCCCCGGCTGAAGTGTGACCTGATCCCAGAGCGTGAGTGCCGTTCCGGCGATAGCCTTCACGCGCCCGGACTGGCCGACAAGCATCTGGTCGTGCTGCACCGAAACCACGTCACCCACCATGCAGGCGCGGGCCTCAATCGAGATGTCAAACGAGACCGTGCGGCGCAGATGAGAGTTCGCGAGGAGTTGATACATGCCCTGTCGCCACGCCTGCTCCGGCGTGCAGACGCCGAATAGATCGAGCGTAGGGGCTTTCACCACGGGCGCGCCGGCGGCGATCGCGGCGTCGTCCTCGACCGTGAGCGTCTCGTCCTTGTAGCTATTGCTGGCGTTCGCGAAGCGGATATCGATGGAGTTCGCCCGGTCGGCGATTGCCAGCCACGATTCCTTGAACGTGCCCTGGTCGATGTTGCCCATGCCAAAGAGCTGGACCGGCGCGGAGGGCTTATCGACCACGATGGTGTAACCGGTTCCGAGGCGCAGCACGGCCGCGCGCGACATGGCGCAGACCTTGCTGACGGCGTCCCAGACGTTCGTGCTCTGATCGTAGATGCCGCCAAAAGTGGAGCGATACATCAAGCCATCGGAACCGTCAGGCACAGTCTCATTGAAATAATCGGCGGCTTCCTGCCAGGCAGCGAGGTGCGGCGTCATCAGATCGATTGAGGTGTTGCGCCCGTTCGGCTGCAGCTTCCCGGCGGAGTAGTGCGGATTGGTGAGAATATCCCATGCCACGCACGCCGGGTTGTCCATGGTGTAATCTTCCATGGCGTTGTGCGGCGAAATGCCGCACTGGTAGTGCATCTTCAGGCGCGCGCGGGGAACCGCGTCAGCATAGACGGCGACCTCGTCGATGCGCGTCGGAGATCCCGGCCAGCTCGCCAGTGCGGTAAACGAGGGCGATGGCACGCCGCTGAAACTATTCGCGTCCTTCAGGCCGTTGATGATCGCCGTCAGCACGCCGCCGGTGCAGGTTAGGCCAATATAATTCGGCTCGCCGAGCTTGAACGCCGTCGCAAACGCATACGTCTCGCCGCCGTAGATCACGCTGATGGATTTATCCGCCCCAATCGAAAGGATTACCGGGTCGGTCGGCTTGCCGATCAGATAGCAGGCGTTCGGGCTGTCCTGCTCGAACCACAGGTCGAGCGCCCAATCGCCCGTGATGGCCAGCGCGGTGGCCAGCGCGATCGAGTTGCCTGAGACTTCGACGCAGCCCTGAGGTGAGCCCTTAATCAGCGAGGGCTGCCCGTACGCGATGCCTGAGTCTGGATACGTCCCGGCGCGCCCGTGACCGCTGGAATCGTTGAGCACGGTCCCGGAGTCCTCACCAAAGCGCCAGTACGCGGCGGGCCGGTCGGCAGCGATCAAATGCTTGTAACCGAGCGTCTCAGGCTCGGCCGCCTCGACTTCGGCGGTGATATTCAACCCGCTGCCGCTCAGTTGATCGGTTGCCAGAGCGCGAACGCCGAGCAGAACCATGCCGGGATAGGAGAGATCGTCGTACTGGATTTCCCGTATCTCGCTGATCCACATTTCCTCGCCATGCTTGGTATCGTCCTCACCATCGGTGCGCAGTTCAGCGCCCGGGCGGCGGGCCGTGGCGACCTTGGTGACGCGAACGTCGTAAAGGCCGCGCTCGAGGTGATCGATGCGATGAACGTGGCGCTTGGCCTCGGTCGGATTCTTCGTGCCGCCATCGCCGATGATCCAGCCGGTCTGGGTGGTCCAGTCGGCGACCGTCTGCAGCGCGCCGCCTTGCGCACTGGCGCCATTCGCCAGAGCGTCAGAGTTGTTTGGGTTGCGCGTCCACAGGCCGGCCAGTTGGACGCTGCTGGTGCCAATGAGCGCACCGGTCTCGTCGTAGACGTCCTGCGTGCGCGTGATAACCCACGGATCGCCTTCGCGATGGAGCTGGTCGAGCACATCGGCGGGATCGCCGGGATTCCCGTTGTCACTGTCGATGACGATGATGGTGTTCGGATCGCCCATCGACTGATCGCTGCAAATTGCAATCCAGTAATCCGTGCCGACATCGGCCGTGGTGCGCGGTGCGAGCACGGTCTGATAGGCGCTGTCGTCGGAAGTGTGGGGCTTGTACTCGACTTTGTAGTCGATGGCCCAGGCGCGATAAGAGCCATCGTTGTCGGGACCGTCCCAGACGCCTTTCGGGCAGTAGAACTCGATTTCCAGCGCTTCAGCATCGTCAGGGCAGGCCACCACAACCGGTGAACCGATCCTCACCCGCTGATTCACGATCTTGGTGTTGCGGACGTCGCTAAAGAACGAAATCGGCGTCTGATCGCTGAAGCCCATGCGCTTTTCGATCGTCACGCCCTTGTAATTCTCAATCGGATTGTCGTTGATTTTGATGTTGGTGATGCGCCGGGCCGGGCCAAAGCCGAAGCATCCGAGAATGCTCAGATATTGCTTGTTGTTCGTCGTGGTGACGTAGCTCGAAATAGGCTTGGGCGCGGGCCCGAATTTGCCGTAGAGCTTGGGAATCGGGTCGCCTTGGCGCACCACCATCTGCGGGCCCTGCCAACCATAGCTATCTGACTGGCTCACGCTTGCAGGTTTGACAGACGTCGCCCAACCGACCAGCAGGCCGCCGCCGATGGAGATCGCCGCGCCAATCAGCGCCGCAGCCATTGTTCCAAGAACAGGCCCTAACAACACCGTCGCGACGACGGCAAGCACGGCGACGGCAATCATCCCGATCGTGCGCCAGATGCCCTTGTCCGCTGGAATCGGCTGCGCGACCACGATCTGGTCACCAACCTTGGGCACAATCAGCGCCGCGGCCGCCGGCTCGACTACGCGACCGTTCAGGATGGTCACCATGCCGCGCTCGACGTACGGGGCAACGTAGTGCGAGAGCGGCGCGCCCGGCTTGAACACCACGGGCTTAACTTCGCGCGTCGAGAGGTCGAAGCGATTCGGGATGATTACGGTCTCAATGTGCTCCGGCATGTCCTCTCCAGCGGTAGAAACCGACCCTGCGATCGCGCCACAGTGGATCGCTCAGGCGCTCGATACAGGCGCGCGTGCCCGCCTGGATGTGCATGAACCTGTCCCGCCCGACCACGACTCCGATGTGCGGGCCGTGAGGCGTCCGGAAGAGCACACCGCATGCAGATTCAGGCGCGTTCAGCCGCTCCCATCCGGCGGCAATAGCCTCGATGATGGCGGCCTGATTCTGTGAACTCTCGTCGGGCCGGGGCCAATCGGGCACCTCGACGCCGGCGCGGCGCATTACCTCGCGCACCAGGCCCCAGCAATCGAACGTGCGGTGTCCTTGGCCGTTCTCGCAGTAGGCTGCGCCGATTAGGTCGCCGTAGATGCGCGGGCTGAGGCTCATACCACGCTCGCAGTCCGGAACCCGGTCGAATCGATGCCCGGGAACCCGCCAAACCGGCTCGTATTGCCATGGGCACGGCAGTCCTCGATCGTGCGATTGCAGATCGCCAGTGCGCCCTGGTAAGCGCAGCCGAGGCCGCGCGGATCGTCGGCAGCCTGCAGATCGGGCGAGTTGTACATGTGACGGCACTGCGCCCGTTGAAACGTGTATTTTGGGAAGCTCTTGCGCAGCGGTGAATCCGCGCCGAGCGTGAACGTCACCCACTCCTGCGCGCTTTCCGTCGACGTGATTTCGAACGTCAGCGAGACATCGGCCGGGCCGTCGGGCAGGTTGACCGCATTCACGCCGTACAGATTCACGGTCGCGCCGACGCCGCCGTCGTACTGTTCGAGGTACGTCTGCAACAACCGGTTCACGTTGGAGACGCGCAATTGCAGCGTCGAAAGCTGGCCTTGGCCTTTTTCCTCGTAGGCGTCGAGGTCGAAGTTGAACGGGATCCACGTCTGCCCGCGCCACACGACCTCGACCGGCGACTGCGCCAGATACAGGACCTCGCCCGCGTTCTCGTCGACGGTGACCTGGAGTAGAACGTATTGCGGCGCGGCGGAGGCGATCTTGTTGCGCTCAACGAGCGATGCGAGGGTGAGGTCCAGCATTAGACCTCCTCGAACTGCGCTTGCGCGGAGTAGGCCATTTGGAACACGCCGTCGAAGGCCATGCGCCCCAGCTCGACAACCGTCATCTTTGTGCAGCGGACCTGAACTTCTTCGCCGGTGTCGGGCAGTATCCAAAGGAAGTCGAGCGACCCGCCGTAGACCTGGTTACGATAGAAATCATCGAGCGCGAGCGCGTCTTTTTCGGGCAGCGGCGGCCACTCGACGCGCCACTGGCGGCGCACGTAGGTCCACATCGGGCGGGTGATCACGGCGCCGGTTTCTTTTTTGGAACTGAGCGCCGGGTCGTCGTAATCGGTGGCGATCGAACACTTGGGCGTCCTGATCAGCGCCGGGAATGAGAGTCCAGAGGCCATGACTCTCGTATGCGGCGTGTGGGCAAAATCCGTCAATTCAGGGGCTTAGAAACCGAAGTAACCTGACCCACAAAAAATGCTTGCGCAAGCAACGCCATGGTGTACAATTCGGCTGCTCTGGAGACGGGCAATGAAAAACAAGCCGAATTGGTTTCTCGTTATCGTGTTGATTCTCGCGGGCGCATTCCTGATCTGGAAAACTGACCAGTTCTTCAATGCCCACGATCGTGCATGGCACGCGCAGGTCGTTTACGAAAACCAGATGAAGGCCATCACCGGCCAAGCTGAAGCTCAGGAACGGCAACAGCGCGCTGAAACGATCGCAGCCCATGAGCGCTCAACGCAAACAGCCAAGGCCGCCGCATCTCGCCGTCGCGCTGAGGCAGACGCCCGCTGGGATAAACAGGTCGAAGAGAATCGGCGCAAGCGCGACGAATGCCTGGATTTCTACGTAAAGGCGAACCCGGGCGAGTCGCGTTACTCAAAGCACGCGCAACTGCAGTGCCCAGTCCTTCCGAATCCGCCGTACGACGATTAGCGGCCGAACATCTGCCGCGAGGGCCCGTTGTTCTGATAGTCCTTCAGCAGCACTCCGATCACCCATTTCTCGCCGTCCCATTGCGGCTGGCTGGCCTGCGCGTCCTTGGGCTGGCCTTCGTTGCTGACGTTGATCGCCACGCGCGGAGCGCCGCCGAGCGCGTCATTTGGGATAATCCTTCCACTGCTCGATGGATTCCAGACTTCAGTACCATGCTCACCGACGAGAATTGGGTAATTCGGCAGCACCGGGCCGCCTAGGGCATGCGGAGCCGGCGCGAGCGCCGCCTGTGCGAACACCGGATTGTTGGACGGGAACTGCGACAGCGGCAGCGAGGACATCTGCCCGTAGCTCGGTCGGCCGATGCCGAGCCCGCCGAAGATGGCGTTCATCGCCTGCATCATCAACTGCATGATGGTCATCTGGAAGATGATCCGGCCCAAGGCCGCGATCGCGCTGTCGGCCATCGACTGAAACATATTGCCGACCCCACGCGTGTTGAGCGCGATATCCTGAAACAGGTTGCCGAAGGTCTGATCGACACCTTTGAGCGCTGTGTTCCACGCCTTTAGTCCGGGCGGCTCCTGGTAGGTGTAGAACTGCCCCAATGCTTTCGATTGCGCCTCAGGCATCACTGGCGTGACCGTCAGCAGATCCTTGAGCTGCTGATTCTGCGCGTCCTTGGGCAGGTGGCTCATGTAATCGAGCGTCCCGATCTCTTGCAGTTCGGCCTTCAGTTGCTTTGCCTGCTCAGTCAGCGATCCGAGTTGCGTATTGAGCGACAACAGCATGGTGTGGCGCTGCTGCTGCCATTCGGCCTGGAACTTCAGGATTTCAGCGATCTGGGTCTCAACCTCGAGCAACTTCTTTTGCTGTGGCAATTCGTCAGCTACCGCGGCGGCGGACATCTTCGTTTGCAGCGCGGCTTCCCGGTCCAGTAGCTTGTTCATGGCCTCGATGCGCTTGTTGTAGCCCTGGACCGCCGTGTCGCTGGAGTCCTTCGTGGCCTGAGCCTCCGCCTTCGCGGCCGTGGTTAACTGACCCTGAATTCTGACTTCGTTTTCTTCCAGCTTAGCAATTTCGTCGTAGACCTTCTTACGCTCGTAGATAAGCCCGGCGTAGAGCACCGGGTTGTCCATGGGATTCGTGCCCTTTATTTGTGCCTCAAGAACATCGCGGCGCCCATAGGCTCCCTTGAGTTGATCCGCATTGGCGGCCAGAAACATCTTTCCGACGTTGGTGCTGGAAAAGCTGAACTGGAGTTCGCGGTTCTTTTTGATCAACTCATCCATCCAGTTCGACCAGGCCTGCGTATAGCCGCCGATGTCCAGTGACAACTGTTTAATCTTGTCACCCACCTGCATGATGATCGGGATGGACGCGCCGATCGCGCCGCCCGCGAACGCCGCCGACAGGACCGGGCCCATCAACTGCGACTTCGCCATAGCGGTGTTCAGCGCCTTGGGCAGTTTCACGCCAATGATCGACTCAAGCATCATCGCGCTCATGCGCGCCTTGCTGCTGCCTTCGCTGATGCCATTGAACGCAGTTTTGCCAGTGCTATCGGCGTCCTTGAGCGCAGTCTTTACCTTGTTCAGTTCATTCGAGGTCTGATCGTTGGCGGTGATGGGGATTCGTACCGCCGGCATATCCATCGAGCTCATCTCACGACTCCTTCTGCCGCGCCTGGCGCTGGCGTTCGATGTTGGCGCACAGCGCGTCAAGCTTCTGCTCGTCGCTCATAGGCGCGCCGGCATCCTCAGGCACGCGCCCCAACAACTCGTCGACGGTCGGCGTGTCGTCGCCTGCGCCCATGGCGGCGTAGATATGCCGAACCTGCCAGGCAACGCGCTCCATCGCGCGCTGCTGACGCCAGTAATAACCGTCGTCCATGTCGAGCAGTTCGCCGGGCGTCAGTACGGCCACTTCCCAAGGTTTCAGTCCGAGGCGCGAAGAGATCCGGCGTACTAGCTGCCAACTCCAGGGTTCTCCGCGCTCACCGCGTTTTTTGGTTCTTCCTCCGCTCCCTCTTCCGGGACCTCGATGCGGTAGTGCTTGGTGAAGGCCTCGACGAACTTGTGCTGCAGCTCGTCGTATTTGTGGGCCTGCATGGCCTGATCGATCATGTCGTCGACTTGCGCCGGCATCAGCTTAGGATCGTCGGTCAGCAGGGCCGCGTAGAGAAAGCCATGGAACACGGCCGCGCCCGAGCCGACCGGAGGCTTACCGAGCAATTGCACGCCGCAGACGTTCTCAGCGCGCCGGATTGCCCCAAAGGTGATATACAAGCGCCGTTCACGATCGAGCGTGACCGGTACCGTCTCCGCGATGTTTAAGTTGTCCATGGAATGGTTATCAGGCGGGCGGGTGAAATCGGTAAAGAAGGGCGGGGCGCGTGCCGGAGACGGTTACACGCGCCCCATCATGGGGCGGGCGACCCATGAACTTTATGTACTAGCCTGGACACCCCAAGTCAGCGAGCCGCTGCCTTCGATGGTGATGTTGTGCGCGACCGGATCGCTGATGCCGCCGGCGCTGACTTCATAGTTGGCGATGTAGCAATCGCCGGTGACTTCGGTTTTACCAGCGCCATCGCCTTCAGGGTGCGCCTTGAATGTCAGCATCGTCTTGGCGCTGAACGCATCGCGCACGGCCGCCTGTCCGGCGTCCTGATCGACATATAGGCCATCGGCCTTGCCCTTCCAGTCAGGCAGAGCGGGGATCTTCTCTTTGCCGGTGCTGTCGTGGCAGGTGGTGTCACCAAAATCGAGCGTCTCAGAAAACGAGAAGTTGCGCAGATGACCCAGCACGTTCTCGCCGACCATCAGCACGACCTCGCGGAACATGTGTTTCTTTCCGTCAGCCATAAATCCTCCTATGCTTGCGTCGGGTCACCGAGCGCAGTTTGATACATCACTTCGAACACCATTCGGACGCCGCAATAGTCCAGGTCCGCGGCAACATTCTGCCACGCGGCGCTGCGGAAGTTGCAAGCCAGCGTCAGTCCGCCGAGCGTCGGGTCGGCCATGATCTTTTGTTCAGCGTAGGCGGTCATCGGATCGGCGACAGCATCGATCGAGTCGGTGTCGGTCGAATCGGCGGCGGCCACAGCAGCCCACACGCTGAGCGTCACGGTCCGCATGCAGGAATTCTGCGTAAGCTCAGTCGCCGACTCGGCATCGATCGCAACGTTGAACAGCGGAATCTCTTCCGGTTGAACCGAATCGACGCGGTACCGTGTGACCTTCACCGCGCTGCCGTTCAACGTGCAGCCGGCCAGTAGCGCGACAATCGCCTGGATGATTTGTTCGCGGATCGTCATTGACTCACCTTCAGCGTCGCGCGCGAGACCACGCCGTCGTCCTGTGGCTTGATGTCGCGCACGATGTAATCCGTGCCATTGACGGTGATGAGGCTGCCGCGAACCAACCCAGGCAGGGCCCCGGTGACAAACAGAATGCTTGGCTCAGTAGCGCAGACCGTGACGCCGCCAATGTCGATGTCGCTGCCCGGCGCATCGAAAAACACTTTCGCCGTGGCATCGCCGAACTCGGCAGTAACGCCGAGATCCTGAAACATCGTTTTGGCGTCGTTGACCAGGTCCATCGCTACTTTTTGCCGTTCTTCTTCGCATCAGCGGCCGGCGCGTCGGGATCGACGTACTTCACGGCCTTGCCGATCGAGATGAGGTAATTGGCGTCGATATGCGACGTCTCGACGATGTCGCCGGCCTTCACCGGCCTGCCATCGCAGACAGTGTGGCGCGTCATTTTGATCTTTACGCGCGTGGGCGGCTGATTATTGAGCAACAGGATCGGAGCCATATTGTCTCCCTTTCAAAAACGCCGCCCCGTTCCCGAGGCGGCGCCGGTTGAACTCACTGGTTGAGCGCGGTCGATTAGCCGACCGTCACCGCCATGGAGCAGAAGGAGGTCGCGTGGCGAGCCGCGCAATCCCAATACTGCCGGGCGACGATGTTGTAGATCGCTTCCTTCGCCTGGGTGTAGGGATCGACCATGATTTCCAGGCCGTCCCACAGGCCGACGAGTAAATCAGCGAAGTTGCCGAACAGCACCGAGTGGTCGGTTCCCGAGCCGCCCGTCTTGGGCAGTTGGTTCGTGACCAGGGCGCGGTAGCCGTTGACCTCGCCTTCCTGCCGCGTGCCGGTCCAGATCGGGATGCCGGCGGTGTTCGACAGGAACGCCGTGCCTTTCCACAGGCCGCGCACTTCCGGCGTGGCGATGTAGGTCATCGCTTCCACGTCGGCGTTGTCGATGGCGACCTGCGTTTCCATGCCGACCACCGAGGCCGACTTCGTGCTGGCGTCGGTCGAGGTGTAGGTCTCGGTGTTG